ATTTAGTTTTTGAATTTCATTTTATTCCAATATTCAGCAGTATAACCTTTATACTTCATATCCTTTGGTGCTACTGGTACTTTTTGAGCGTTTGGTCTGCCCTTTGGTTTAAAACCTCTTGACCTTGCCTCTGTTGTGGTTATTTCTGTGCCCATTCTTTTACCACCTAACTTTCTTACATAAGTTTTTCTAAACCATTTATGCTGGCATCTAGCTCCACCTTTGTAAAGCCAGATTGAATATTTTCCTGTTTTACTTCCACTTTTAGCAAATTTTGGGTTTACAGTTTTTTTAGTCATTGCCATTATATCCTCTTTACGATACACTTTATTAGCATTAACCATCTTTTTACAGAATTGTCTTGAGTTTGTGCTGTATCTTTGTGGACTGTAAACATATCTTACTAAAAACTCATTGCCTTCTTCTTTTGTTTGTTTGCTTGTTCCATCTTGTTCGCTTGGTGCTGTTTTTTTAGCTGTACCAGTACTTACAAACTCCCATAATTTAGATAAGGCACTTTTTTCTTTAGGTTTATTTAAGTCCGTTATAACCTCATCTAAGCCATCTTCTTCTTCATAACTTACTTCTCGTTCATCTACTAAGTCATATTCGGCTAGTAGTTCACTTTCATCTTGCCCCAAGTCTATTAATTCATCAGCTATTTTACTGCCTACTTCGTTTGGTAATTCCTTAGCTAATTTAACCCCTGTTTCTTCTTCTCTTGTTTCAGCGTCCTCAACGTTTTCTAAGTCTGTAAACTCTAACGGTTGAAGCGTTTTAAAGTATAATTTAAGGCTCATTTGATTGTAAGCTAGTATGCAATCAAAAGCATCTATTAAAAGCATTTGAAACGGTCTTATAACGGTGTTATCCATTAATGTACTTGCAGTCATTAATTCTTGTGCATTATTACCTAGTCCACTATTGTCTTTAATTCCTAAAAGCATAGGACTAACAACTCTATGAGCTACCATAACTTTTTTAGAACTTTCATCACTTAAAAATTGATATTGTTGATGTGCTTCACTTAATTGTATAGGCTCAATAGTTGCTGCACTTTCTGGGTTATCATTGAAGGCTAAAATGAATTTACCAGCATTACTAGAACCGCTAAATTTTTGATAAATTCTGTTTTCTAATGCTTGGCGTTCTTCTGCGTTTGGCGTTCCGTTATTGAAATTGATGAGCATTGACGGAGCTAAACCGTTCAAGATATTGTTTAAATGGTAGTTGCTTATCTCTTGCTCGAGCTCGGCATATTGTAAACCACCAGCATAATCTGGACTTGAATAGTATTTATATCCAGCCCTGTAAGGTTTTACATATATAATCTCAATATTTTCTGTACTACAACCAAAAGACGGTATTCTAGTAGTGTGACCTACGTTTTTAACCTTTGACCAATCATCAGCATAGTAATACGCTTCTATTTCGCCTTTTTCGTTACATTTTTCAGCTCTTAAATTTTCAACAGGAATATGCTCAACTCGTGCAATAGTTTTACGGTCTTTACTGTAAATAACTTGCATAGCACATTGACCCATTAATTTAAGGTCATAGCATAATTTACGAACCATATCTTTATGAAACAAAGAAATCATTTTAGCGTACTGCTCTGGTTTTTTATTTGAGTTTAAAGCATCTAGTCCACGTCCGTAAATCATCTCACTAATACCGTTTATAATAGCGTTATTTGTTGGGCTACCATTATAGCGGTCAATTAAATACTTAAAATAGTTATTATCAGAACCATAAGAAACCCATTCTTTATTTGATTTCTCAACGATGTCTGGCGTTGTGTAAGTACTTAAATTTACTATTCTTAAATCGTTCATATTTATATTATTATAAATTCGTTGTCCGAACTTTCTTCACTTATATATTGGTCTTTATTAACGCTGTAATATTCGTCATTACTTTGGTTAATAGCTTGGTCTGTGCAAAAAATCTTATCTTTATAAATTATATTGTTTAAATAACTAACTTCTAAAATATAAAAATCGCTTTCAGTTAAAGTACCGAAAACAGCATCAAACGAAATATAATTACCGTCAATTTCAGAAACAGCATCAGCCGTTATAGAAACATTTGTACTTTCGCTAGTCAATTTTAAGTTCAAAGTACCTACCGTAAATTCTCTAGGAATTATTTTAAAGGTTTTGTTTCCGCTTGTGTTAATTAACTTCATATTAATATATAAATAAAAAACAAATATTTTGTATTGTGTAGGTATAAAAAAAGGGCTATCCGTTAAGATAACCCCATTTTACAAGTAAAAGTACTATTTATGCTGTTGGGTCAATTTGAACCGCTGAAGCATCGTCAGTAATTACGGTTGATGTTACAAAGTAAGGTGGTACAGTTTCTTGTGCATTTACCGTTAATGTGTAACCTGTTAAATCTCCCATTGCAGCACCTGTAACGATAGTCCCACCGTTTACATCGCCACCATTTTCAAGTCCTACTAAAAAGAAGTTACCATTGTAATCTTCAACTGCCACGTGTGGACGTGCGTGAGCGATTAGTTTAAGTTCTTCTTGTGTAGCTTTGTCTTGAAAGGTCAAAGTCATATTTAATGTAGTATCATAGAAAGTTGTTCCGTTTTCTCGGCTTGAAGTGATAGCAGTTTCCATTGAACTGTTACCTTTTACGTCAAACTGAAACCACGTTGGAGTTCCAGATACTGCTGTTATTTCGCCAGCTACGATTGTCGCATCTCCTAAAGTTCCGTAATCTGCAAAGTAGATAGTTTTAATACCGCCTACTGCTGATTTGCAAGGTACTTTACGTCCGCTTGTGATAAGGCATCCCATAAGTTGTTTATTTTTTTTTAGTTAACTACTTGACTATCAAATAGTTATTTAAATAAAAAAGGGTAGGCAGAACCCACCCTTTTAAATTTGATTAGTTAATTATTATACAGTTTTTCTGTAAACGATGTCAGTAACTTGTGCGTACTGAACCCCAGCAGTAAATCTCATTACGATACGTACATTTTGTGAACCGTCATTCTCTGCCATATCAATCACTCGTACTTCGTTCAAGTCATTTAAAAGACCAGTTCCAAAGAATAAATTTGATTTTTCAGCAGCGATAATAGTACCGTCAGCAGCACCTCTCGCTGGTACGACAGGAATACCGTCAAAGAATAAAGAACCTAAAGACTGGTTGTTTCCTTTGTTTTCGTATCCGTTAGCACCTTGTCCACCAGATTGGAAGCCACCTAAAGCACGTGTGTAAGCTCTAATAACGTCAGAAGCAGCATAAATATGTAAATCTTCAGAACCATACACAGCAGTAGGAATAGCGTCTGCAACAGCTCCTAGCTCAGTAATAACATTTGAAGCGGTAATTGCAGCACCTGTTAAATCTTGTCCAGCTGGTAGGTTAGCATCTGTATCTAACTTAATTGAGAAACCGTCAAACTGTCCGCTATTTCCTGTATCTCCAGACCAGATATTTTTTTCTGTTCTATCAGCTACCTGAGATGCAACGTGTCCGATAATAAAATCAGCAAAACTTGGCGCTAAGTTATCAAAAGCACTGTAACCCATTTGTTCAGCTTCCCAAGAAGAGTGAAGCGTTTTTTTACAAATATCAAGGTTTACTTGAAATTCTTTTGGCTGTAAGATAGCCTCTGTTAAAGCAATAGTTCCCTCGCCTGAACGGTCATTTAAAGTCTGAAAATCGCAAGTAGCATCTTGTACTAAAAGTCCGTCACCGCCTACTTTTTGAATTACAGATTTAAATTTTACATTTGGCATTACGGTAATTAACCCTTTGTCCAAAGTGTCAGCAGATAGTAAAGCAGCAGCGATATACTTGCCACTAAATTCACCTGCGTAAGATGTTGTTAATGATACACTCATTTTATTTAGTTTTTAGTTGTTATTAATTATTTAGTCTTGACATTACTCGGTCAATAGTAGTGCTTTTTCTGTTTTTAGAAACACTAAATTTCGAGATAGTTTTATGTACTTCTGGGTTTGATACGATAGGCTCTGCGCTTGGCTCGTTTAATTCAGCTTGTACTTCAACAGGAATTTCGTTTAGCTCCACTTTTTCGTGTTTAGCTAATTCTTCTGTTAAAAGGTTGCCTAAGTCATCAGCACTTAAATCTTCTTTTGGTTCTAGCATTGCTTTGATTTCTTCAATCATATCTTTAACCTCTGCTAGTTCTTCTTTAGTAGCATAACCCATTTTTTCTTCTTCTTCTTCTTCTTTTGCTTCAACCTCTTCAACCTCTTCTTCGGTTTCTTCTTCGGCTTCTGCATCTTTGATTTCAGAAATAAGACCCTCTTCGGCAACTACTAATATTTTACCGTCCTCTAATGCGTACTCGCCAATCGGCAAAGCAACTTTTTCATCTTCTGTAACGATAAAAACTTCTTTTCCACTTTCAAACGCATCAGCCTCAATGACTGTACCGTTGTCTAGTTTAGCCTGTTCCAACTTAACTTCCTCGTTTAAGTTTAGAACGTCTTTGATTTTTTCTATCACGTTGTTTGATTTCATACTTATATATAATTTAGATTAATTTAATTTGCATTTTCACATTCAGAACAGTCACTATAAGCTGTTACACTTTCCCATTCAAAGCCGCTTGTTTCATCATCTGCTCGTAAAACAGTATAGCAACCACTGTGTGCTTCGTGGACTAAATCAAAATAGTAAACGTTACCTACTGTCAATTCTTCACCATTCCAAACGTGTTTTTGTTGGCTATGTCCACAACGCTGTATTTTATATCCATAACTCCCTACGGGTGGCGTTATTCCTTGCCCTGATGTACTTCCAATTCCTTGTGCTATAATATCACCATTGCAGCATTCAATAGAATAAGCGTCCCTATCCCTACATAAACAACCCCTACGACCGTTTCTAGGACTTGTTTTACTTGGACTAAATAGTTTTTTAAATCTATTCATTTAGTTTACTTGATATTATTTTATAATATATCTTTTGCTTCTTTTTCTAATTTTTGTGATAACCTTTCGTATTTATCATAAACATCAACCGCATTAGAATAATCAATTTGTATGTCAGCGTTAAAACCTAAGTCTTTTGCTGCTTTTTCAAATCGTTTTAAATCATTTTTAATATCATCTCCAATACTTTCTCCAACTTTTGCCCATTTAAAAATAGCTTTTTGTATCTCTTTTAATTCTTGCTTTACTCTACTAGCCTTTTTAACTAGACCGCTTCCCTCGCTTTCATATTTAGAAAATCCTCTGGGATATTTTCTTAAATCATCTGTTATACTTAATTCTACTTTTTTAGGCTCTTGCTTTGCTAAATACTCGTTAATTATTTTTAATGCTTTTTCTTTACTCATTTTATTTATTATTTAGTTCGTTTAGTTTACTTTCTGCCCACGTTTTAGCTGATTTGCCACCCCATAATAAAAAAGAGATAGTTCCACAAGCTTCGGTATCTTCTGGTTTGTAATACGCTTCTGCTCTTGACAAATAAGAAAACATTCTTTTTATCGTTTCTTTGCTGATTGGTTTTCCTTGTGCTAATTGTTGAGCTCTTACTTTGCCGACTTGTGTAGCACATTTATTGTTTACTTCTTCGTTTAGTTTTAAACCTCGTTTAGCGTTGTTACTTACTGAACTAGGATAGTCTGAATAGCTTTCTAAAACCATTTTTTTACCACCCTTAACACGCTTATCGTTTTTAATAATAGCTTTTATTTCGGCTAGTAAATATTCAGCTTCTTCTTCTTCTATTTGTGCTAACTCGTCTTTTATTGTTTGGTCATTTGGACGTTCCATTTTGTCAGCAAAATATCCTTCAATACTGAAACCTTTTACTTTGCCAGTCTTAACAAACTCGTTCCATATTTGGTCATTGTTTACTTTAACACTACCAACCCAAGAACCTAAAGGTAAATCCATTCCGTACTTTACAGATTTATCGTGTACCTTATCTTCAACAATCCAACTTTCAACTAAACTTAAACCCTCCAATTCGTGTTGGTGTTCTAACGTTGAGTTGTTTTGTTTGCTATTCATTAAATACATCTGGGACGCTTTTAAGACAGTATCTTTTGAAAAATATATATAGTACTCATCTTCGCCATTGCGTCTGTAAATAGGCTTGTTTGGTATCAATAAAGCACCCATTAATATCCTACGCTCTCCGTCTATTTCAGCAAGTTTAAACTCTTGGCTTTTTAAAGCGACAAAATCTTCTTCAATAGCTGGGTTTTCAACTACGCTTATAGCTTCAATTCCTAACTCGCTTTCTTCGTCTAATATTAATTCGACTATTCTCATAATAATATATAATTAAATTTATTTATTTTTGTTTTTTATATTGTCGCTCCCTCAACTATATTGTTTTCTAAACTTTGTGCTGTTGTTACATCGTTTGAAACTACATAAGCCTGTACTGGTTCTTGTGTTTGTTCTGCAACTGTGTCAGCTAAAACACTTGTTTCGCTTGAACCTACAACATTAAAACTTGGGGGAGCTGGAGCAGCACCACCACCAGGAACAGAACCACCACCACCTCCACTTCCACCGCTAGTCTTAGGAACTTTAACGCTTACTATTTTTTGAACATTTTTAAGTCCATTACCTAAAATTGCAGCAGCATTTACAAACTTTAAAGCGGTTTCAAAAGGCGTAACTGTCTTAGCTGCTAAGGCATCAGAAACCCCTCTATAAGTGTTTATAGTTGCACTAGCAATGGCTAAACCTTTTCCAGCTGCTGTTTGTTCTCCAGCTAAAGCACCTAAAGAATTTAAAGCGTTTTCTGTATTGGCTAAGTTTTTGCTTTTTGCTTCTGCCTCTGCCTTTGAAATACCTACCTTTGCATCAGAAATTTGTTTATCTCTTTCTAAATTAGTTTGTCTTGACTGTTCGTTAAATTCGTCAAGAGCAATTTGAGCATCTACTTTAGCTTGTGTTTCTGCATTTGCATTATCAACAATAGCTTGTAGTCTTAACCCCTCTTGTTCAGCTTCTAATAAATCAATTTCTTTTAAGGCTTCTAAACGTGCTAATTCATCTTCTATTTGTTCAGCATTAAATCGTTTACGTTCAATTGATAAATTACTTTCGCTTTCTGTTTTTGAGTTTGTAAGTTCTATTTGCTCTCTGTCAAGTGCTAAATCGTTTGCTTTTTGTTCTGAACGAAAACCCTCTATTTGTGCTAAAACCCCTAACCTGTTCGCTAATGCTTCTGTGACCGCTACTTGGTTTTCAATAGAATTATTTTTAGCAGCTTCGGCTTGTGCAGATTTGAGTTGAGCGTCTGCGGTTGCTAACATTGCTTTTTCTTGCTGTTCTAAAACAAGTAAAAGTTCGTCATTTGCTTTTTTACGTTCGCTTATACTGTTACGTTCTTCGTCACGTATTTGTCTTAGTTGCTCTGCTTGTCTATCGTATTTTTCAACTAAAAGACTTTGTTGTGCTGCTGCAATTTCGGCTGCATTTGCTAGTTTAACATTTTCCTGTGCTGCTTTTACTGTTTCTGAAACGTAACCTTTAACCGCTTCCGTTGTTTTTTCTATAAACTCTTTGCTTTTATCAAAAGTATTATTAACTCCTGTCAATACATCTAAACTCTCTTTACCAGCACTTTTAACATCATCTAATGCACCAGCAAAATCACCACTAAATACTTTTTTAACCGCACTAGCTAAATAGCCTAAAGTATCTAAGTAACTGTCGAAACGTTCTTGTATATTTTCTTTAAATGCCTTAGCAAAACTTTTTAAACTTTCTAAAGGGTTTTTAAATATAGCACTAAAAAACTTTATAACTCCGCTAGTATTTTTAACTATAAAATTAACAAAGTCGTTAAAAGCAATACTTACAGCTTCAAATGCAGTGTTGAATAAATCAGCGACTTTTTGGTTTTGCATAAAAACCTCGCCTAACTTGGCTAAAAGTCCTATTATTAACCCTATCCCTGTGGCTTTTATTGCTGTACCTAAACCCTTAAAACCTTTACTTAAACCCCCTATTCCTTTAGTTGATTTTTTAGCACCCTCGCCAACCCCCTCAATAGAACCAGTAAATCCTGATGTTTCTTTTAAAGATGCGTTTACTCCGTCAATGCTTTTTTCTAAGTCATTAACCCCTTTAACAGCTCCTTTGCTATCTACGTTTATTTCAATTGTTTTTTCTACTGCCATTTTAATTCTTGTTTTAACGCTTTGTAACCCTCTTTAATTGTTGTAGGTAGTTTGTATTTACCTTGTGCTATTCGCAAATTTTCGGTTTCTCCGTTTGCGTATTTTAAACTCTCTATTATTAATTTTATCATAATGTTGTTTCAAATAAATCTGTATCAAATGCTCCAAACTCGTCTCCGTCAATATCGTAAATAGCTCTTACAGAAAATTTATAAGTTGTATCACTGTCTAGCTGTGTTCGAGTTTTAGTTGTTGGGTCTCCAGAGGGAACGGTCGTGTCTAGTTCTCCATCTAAGTATATTTGATATTCTACAAAATTACTGTCAGTTATTGCGTCCCATTCATAACTAATACTTGAACTTGTTGTACCTGTTGATACTAAATTCTCAACCCTTTGTAAATCCTGTCTTTGACCGTTCAAACTTTGCGATGTGTTTGTTTGTAAGTTATATAATTCTAAGTCACTTTTATTTGTTAATAAATTTGTCTTTATAGAGTTTATTCTATATTCCGTTGTACCTATGATAAATATATCGTTTAGTCTATAATTTAAAATTACATTCAAAGGCAAGTAAGCAGATACATTTGTTTTTCTTGAATTTCTAGCAAATAGATTAGCTACATAATTTCTATAATATTTAGTATATAAATCATTTGAAGAGGTTTGTGTTGAGCTTCCTGTTCCTTGCGTGTACTCATCTACTTCAATCCCAAAATTTACTGTTTGATTTATAAACCCTGTTGAAATATTAACTATTGCGTTTGACGGTCTGTAATATCTAACTAAATTGCTAAATGTATCGTTTAGATTATCAAACTTTATAACATCACTTGTTTCAGTCCATATTGGATAAAATAATAAAGGGTCGCCTATTGTTGGTTCAAACTTTTTATCTAACATAGCACCCTGTTGAACATCTGTTAAAGTGTTTGTTGAACTCTCATCACTTAATCTCTCGTACATCATTTTCTCAAAACCAACCTCAACCTTGTAATCGCTTCCGTCATATTGCTCTGATGTAAAACTTTCTTCTGCAAACTTATTGCCTTGCAATTCGTCTGAATACTGTACTAAATACGATTTTTTGCTTTTAAACTTAAATATCATATTTTTAAATTGTAGTAACTTAGATACAGTTTTTTTGCTAGTATCTACATATTCCGTAATATCGTAAACCTTGCCAGCGTTATAATAATCGTCTAAAGGTAATACCGTTATAACTCCGTCCTCTTTATATGCAGTTAAATTAAACATAGTAAATAGGTTTTTTAGAAAATCAAATATTTTCATTTTAGGCATTTGCCTACTTATATCTACTATATTTGCGGCTGTTGGTGCTGCGGCTTCATAAAACCCTGTCGCTTCTATTGTTTTGCTTCCACTACCATTATTAAAAATCCTTCTAACCTCCAATTCTTGTGATATAAGTAAAGTGTTTTCAGCTATTATAATAATTTTTAAATCTATATACCCTTCCCCCCAGTCTTGTGGGTTAATTGTAACAAGGTCAAGAGTTTGGTTTCCGCTCCCCTGTCTTTCAGCAAAAAGGCTATTATTCGAAAGCCTCCTAAATTCAACAGTATAACTTTGACCGCCAGGAGCATTAACAGTTAAAAAAAAGTCATACTCTCTATACGTCCCGTTGCCAAAAGGAGTGTTATAAGGGTTCATTTCTGGGTCGGCTGGTCTTATTTCTGTTCCACTGTCTAAATCATATTCTAAACCAGCAGTAGCTGCACTTCCTGTAAACCAAGTTTTAACTATGCTAGTAACCTCCCCACCCTCTTCTGCATTACTCATAAACCCCTCTTCTCTATGAAGCCATAAGTATAACTTTTTAAAATTAAAACTGTTAAAAAAAGTGTTACTGAATTTTATCTGTGGGTAATTACTTTCTATCGCATCAATTATGACCTTAGCTCTTAATGCTGGTTTTATATCTGCATAGTTTAAAAATGTATTTGTAATAGCGTCTTTATATCCAGCGTTACCGTTATATCCGTATCTCATATTCTTACTATGAGTAATTAAAGGAAATAGCAAATCGTGGTCTGGGTCTGTAATTGCTACTGATGAGCCTAAACGAGTTTGGACAAAACTGCTTGTATATTCAAAATCTAAAGTATCTGGAAATTGTAAAGAGCTTAATTCATTTTCTGCTAGTATTTTTTTGAACTCAACCGTTTCGCCTGTAAAGACTAGTTTATAAGAATATGCTACATTGTTTTTTAAATCAACAGATGTAAGTTTGAATGAGCCTTTTTTGTAATTAGTTCCGTTTAACTGAATAAGTGCATCGCCTTGAAATCTTGCGTCAAAACTGTTTACTACTTCACTATTGTAATAATGCTTAAAGAATTTATTATTATGCTTAGAGGCTGGTACGCTAAACTGTTGGCTAAACGGTGCAAATATCTTAGCAGGGTCTTTTACATTTTGGATAGTATCTGTAATTGAAACGCTCTCGTCTTTAAATAATTCAAGCTTTGTGAAGTCATTATATATTTGGTATCTTTTACCACTTCCAGAAAATACACCTCCTGTGATATCTAGTGTATCTGTTCCGCTTGGTGCTATTGCAGTAATAGTCCCCTCAACCCCACTGTCAAGGTCAAGTATTATTTGCCCTACTTTAAATAGTCCGTTTGTAAAATCTGTTGAAGTGTCTACAAGTCTTGTTTGTGTAGGAAAGTAACCAACGCTAGTATATTTAAAAGCATCTCTTATATATAAGTCTATTATCTGCATTTATCTAATGTTGTTTATAGTGTCAAAAGCAAAGTCTATTTTTATAGTGTAATTAATTAGCTTGTCATTTAAGCTTGTCTTGTAACTAAAACTACTATCTGTTACATTAACTGGTAAAACAACGTTGTCTATTTCAATCCAACAGTCCTCGCTTAATTGCATCTCTTTAAACACTTCGTTGTACTCCTCTGGATAAAACCCTGTATTTAAGTCCATTTTTTCGTTACCCATTTTATATAGGTTTTTCTTTTGGTGCTTATCCGTTCCGTAACTATTCGCTGATAGTGTATTTCTTTTGAAGTCCTCTGCCTTAGTAGATAGTTGTTTATTGCTTCGCTTAAAGAACCATAAATTCTGCAACGCTCCGTACTTATTTATAAAACTTAATTTATAAGGGTCGTATTTACACTCCGTTATATTCTCCACTTTAACAACTGAAACGCTACCGTCTGATAATTCTATGTAAATAGTATCTACTGGGAACGTTACATTGCTATCTAAAAATTGATGTAAACATATACTATTTTCAAAAGTTCCGTCATCTCTATAAACTCTGTCCGCAAATTCGTCCGTTCCATTAATAGTATTTGAAACATATTGTATCTGTTGGCTTGACAAATTGCTAGACGTAAAATTCTCCTCGTACATTTCTTGGCTTTCTGAATAGTATTGTACACTTACAACTTTGCTTACGTCAATAGGTAAAACGACTGGTGCATCGTCTAGCTTAACTACTGTTAAATTTGACTGTAATAGTCCGCTATCGTTTTGAGGATTAACCCCCTCTTGAAAATATCCGTAACCGTAAAAGCCTTTATTTAAGCTGATAGCATCAGTAAAAGTGTTTCCAGAAATAATTTTTGTTAATTCATAATCAACCCACACAATCTCTGTTTCGTAATCGTCAGCATTGTAAGTCATATAATCCCTTACAAGCTCTGCTATCTCAAAATTAATAGTACTGTTTACTGCACGTGCTGATAATGTATAAGTAGGTGTTGTAGGTCTTGACGTTGTTTGCGTTCCTGTATATATCCAAAGTTTTAAACTAGCCTCTGTTAATTTGCTTTGATTAAAATATACATAGTATGGACTTCTTACGTTAATTTTTGCCATTTTATCGTTTTGTTAATTTTATTAAATCTTTTTCTAGTCCTATTGAGTACGCTTTAATCAAATCATCTGGCAACCTTTTAAACGCTGCTACAAATGGTTTAGTAAAAAATAAACTAGGCTTAATTCCTTTTTGATATATACTTCTAGCAATTAAAAACGCTGTACTTTGATAGCTTAAAAATCGTCCTGTTTTCCTATCCTTAAATTGTATTCTACGCCTTTTAACATAGCTTTGCATTGCTTCGGTTAAACCGCCTTTACGTCCTGTGCCACTGCCAAACCTAAAAGGGCTGTTCGGTGCTTTACTGCTTGACGATTTACCCCTAACTCCTTTATCTTTAAACTTACCATAATCAGCCATTTCAATGTTAAGGTTAGCTCCGTTTTTAGTTGGTACTACATTACCCTTTAAACTATTATAAAGTGTCTTAGTGTCATTATATGTGCCATAATCAGAACTACCCTTTGTTAGGTTGCTTCGGCTTTGCTGTATAACGTACTTAGCAAACTTATTTAATTCTTCTTGTAATTCTTTATCTGCTAACATATTTCAATATCGTTATTAACGAATACATCAAACGTTGCAGTCCAACCAGCTACTTTATTTTCAAACCTATCTACAAACGGTTCAAGACTTGCATCTCCGTCTAATTGATATTTGTCATTGTATAAATCGCCACGTCTTAAAACTTGTACTAACTTATTCAATACTGCTAGTTGTGTATTAAGTACGTCTTGTTCATTATTGTTACCTATAAATATATCTGTTGTAGGTTCTTTGCTCTCATCTACAATATCCATTGCTAGTATTGATATATTAAACCTTAGTACACTCTCTTGTGCTGTAACACTATTAATAATCAAATGCGATAAAGGGAATATAGATTGCTTAGATAAATCAACATCAAACAAATCTCCCTCTGTGACTGTGTTTACATTTATATCTCCTAGTAAAGCGTCTTTAATAGTTTGTGTTAATAAATAATAACCTCTTATTCCTGTGTAACTCATTTGAATTTACTTTTTATTTGTCTTGCTTCTATTTCGTTTTTTTCTTTTGTATATGTTAAATACGTCAAACATTCGTGTACGTTTAATTTAGTGATATCTTCAAATCTCGTAATATCTCCGTCAGCGATTGCATAGATTGAATTGTACCAGCCCCATTTGGTTGTGAAGCCAGAAATTGCGCTAAGCTCTCCTCGTTCTGTTTGCTCGAAGAGTTCAGGATAACTGTCGATAAGTCTTTGCCTAAATTGTAAAAAAAAACAATAGCACCAAATACTGCATCTAGAGGATAGTTCTTAGCATCTTCGTTTGTGTCTGGGTTGTATTCTTTAAGCGTGTATCTTTGCCCTTGCTTTAAATCAATTGGTCTATATAAAACATTCATAGCTCTATGCAAGTTATCGTTATCGCCTATAAACGTATCTAAGTCCACATATTCGCCAAAACTCATATTTTCTAAGTCTGGTATAAAACCGTAATCAATACCATTCATTTGAAACCTATTTATAAGCTGATGTTCTGTATCAAACATATTATTTATAATAACACAAATATCTGTTATATCTTTTGCTTTCATTGAACGTACAACCTCGACAGGCACTTTACAGAATATCTCAATCATCTTAGATTGCACCTCTGCTTCCTTAGTTAAATCTAATTTATCAAACTCTTGGTATTGCCCTAGAGTTATTTCATTTAATGTTGTTGGTATGCTTAACTTAACTTTCATATTAATATATAAACTTTTTAATTTTATTTTAGTAACTAAGATACAGTATATTTACCTCTATTTGGGTTTTGCAGTTGAAAGCCTACTGCATAACGAACCGCATCTATTAAATGATTGTATTTGTCGATTGGTGTATTTGATTTGCGTTCTAACCAGCGATAGTTATTTAATTCCTTAATTAAGTTAGTGCTATCTGGACTTACTATAATATCATAGTCTTGTAATAAGCTTATGCCATAAGTAACGCTTCCTTGCCCTTTTATACTTGGGCGTACGTTACAACCCTTTGCTTTTATTTCGCTTAGTAGTCTAGGCTCTGCACTATCCCCAACGATTAAACCCTCTCTAGCGTGTTTTAAATTAAGTTGTGCTATTTGTGACGTTGTTAGTCTTTGTAAGTAGAAACATTCTTTTAAATATATTCGTTTGTTAGAACTGTCGATATTGACTTCAACCAATGTACTTGGGTCTGCTGCGAAACCATAATCTTGACCCCATACACTTACACTTGTTTTTCTAAACTCACCTACACTCCAATTATTAAATATAACGCCCTCAGCTTTATTTAGCCACGCTCCTAACATTTGTTGTTTGTATTTCTCTGGGCGTCTTACCTTCATTTGCTCTATTTGGTCTATATAGCTTTTAGATAAGTTCTTTATGTTGTCCTGGTAGGTTGTGTGTATGTAAGTTGTATTTTCTTTTGTTGTATTGCTGCCCTCTTGAACGCCTCTGTCCTCAAAGAAACGTCTATATATAAAATGCTCTTTTGTTGTTGGGTTAAGTATTAATATAATTCTGTTTGGTTTGCCTTGCTGCCTTACTGATAAATCAATAGTGTCAAACTTTTGTTCATCAACTAGTTCTTCAGCTTCATCAACCACCCACGTTGTAATACCTTGTAAAGATTTAAGGTTTGCAGTCTGGTCACCGCTTGAGGTTTTAATCCCCCTGAATATTATTTTGCTTCCTGTCTTTTTGTTTAGTATCTCATCTTTGGTTATGTGAAAGTCTGCTATTGAGCCGAACTGTTCTAGCTTGTCTATAAACTCTGGAATGATTGATATATAAGCTGAGGTTAATGTGTAGCGTGTAAACAGTATCGTATGACCTTGTTCGTATGTCAGCATCACTAAAAGGGCGTTTACTGAAAAAGATTTCCCAGAACCACGCCCACCACTAACAATAAAATACCTACTGTCGCTATCAACAATAGGCATATATTTCTTTTTTACTTTAATCAACGAACTTTATTAAATCTCTAAAATTGATGTTTAAGCCCTCGCTAGAGTTAATGTCAACACTTTCCTTAGGTTTACCATAACGATAGCTTAAATATAGTTGTACTGCTCTCATATCACCTTTGGCTACTAGTTCCCCTAGTTTACTTATAGCTTCGTCTTTGTCTATTATAGCATCTAAGCGTTCAATTAGTTTTTGTTCTATTGCCTTTGGTTTACGTCCAGCACCTGGTCTAGCACCACCATTATTTTTTCTATTATCCATATTGAAATAAATTGTTTAATCAATCCTATTAATATATAAACAGAATTACTTTTTTTTAGAACATTCTTATTTGTGCTTTGTGCTGCTCTATTCTTTTTATAGCTGCATTGTAGTAGTCTTTGTCTAATTCACAAGCTGTTAAATCATATCCTAGATTATGACAGGCTAAGGCAATAGAGCCACTACCTAAATGTGTATCAAGTATTTTATCTCCCTCTTTTGCGTAATTCATTAAAAGCCATTCATATAATTGTATAGGTTTTTGTGTTGGGTGTATTCTATCAACTTTATATTTCTTTTTAAATCCTGCCCACAAATGGTCGTACATATTACATTTTCTATCAAAGGAAGTCCACGCAAGTTCAGCCATAGATAAATGTTCTTTTATATCTACTTTTTTATTCCATACTATCCAACCTTTAGAAGGTGGTAAATATTCAGTAAAGTAATTACCACCCCATATAATTTGTTTTTTTGATACTCTTTTAAGCTGCTCAAAGTATTCTTTTGTTGGTGGCTTACTATCATCAAAAGTTTTGTAATGTTGACTTTTTGGGTTTTTCCATTTTTCGGTTGGTCTATCTCCTGTTACATTTCTTTGCCCTTTTTCGTTTATCCCATAAGGTGGGTCTACTATTGCTAAATCAAAGTAGTTATCCGCATACCTAGCCATTAGTTCCATATTGTCCTCGTTGGTTATTAGCATAGCACAGGGTTTTTAACTTTCTTGTTTAGTGCAGCACCTTTTATTTCTGGTATTGTCTTACGCTTTACTCTAGTCTTTATTAATGCGTTAAAGGGGTCTAGTCGTGTTTGTTTAAATTCTGTTACTGTTTCTATATCCCAGCCTGTTAAGATGTCTATAACGTCTTGTATTTCTTTTATTGTTTTGTTTGTTTTTATTTCTTTTTTTATTTTGTCTTGTTCTGAATTAAAGAATGGCTTTGATAATACTAGTCCTAGTTCCCTTATTATTTGGTCGTGTTTCTTTTTATCTTCAAGACCTATTACGTTTATACTATTAACGTGGTGCAGTATATTGCAGTGACTTTTTTTAATTACATCGCCCACCTCTCTAAATGTAGCACCGCTTTCGTAAGCTAGTTTGCTAAATACCTTTTTAGCATAAGAGTAATTTCTTTGCCTTGTATCTAAGGATATATCTAAATTGAATTTTTTATCTACTGCTTTTTTTATTGTTTCTAATTTCATATTTATTTTTAGTTAAATTCTGCGTGTTCTAAACACTCACTACAAAGGTTTTCATTTAATTGACTAGGTTCTGCATTACAACAATCCGAACCTATGTGTTCTTCTGTATGTGGGTTGTCTATTGCGTATTGTATTATTTGTTTTGGTGTTTTCATTTTGTCTATATTTTATTGTCTATAACTTCTATTAAGTGTCTAAGGTCTGAGCGTTCCCATTCTCCTAGCTTAACTCCATTAATATTAAATTTAAAATAATCTTTTCTGTCGGTTTTTTCTATTTCTATATTTATATACATATTAATCTATTTTAGTAAATTCTGCTATTTGGTTTTTATTATGTTCTTCTTTGTTTTGAAAGTAGTTATCTACTAGTGCGTCAATCATTACTAGCTCATCAATACTAGCTGTTTTTATTTTGTGCATTAAGCTGTCTATTTTGTTTAGCACGTTGGTACACATTTCAGGGTTGTTATGGTACACTGTATTAAACCCTTCTTGATATATTCGCTCTAGTATCTTTGATGTTTTATTTACTTGTAGCTTTACGTTCTGCTTAAACCCTACGCTTCCTTTTAAATCATCGTTTGCTTCTAGTAGTAATTGACTTATCAATACGCATTTTAAATAGCTTAGGTGTCTATGTGTTATTTGTTCTACTGGCTCATCATAAACCCCTCTTACTTGTTCTTGATGTTCTAGTTCTTTTTGTTCCATTCTTTCGTAGTATTCTTTTTGTTCTTTTCTCATTTGTTTTTTTCTATCCATTGTTGTTGTTGCTCTCTTAAGTATTCTATCTCACGTCTTAAATAATCTGCTGCTTTTTCTAAGTCTTTTAACTCATCGTCTTTTTTACCGCTTCTGCAAATATACTTAATTATATTCCCCCTATTGAAGTTTAGTTCGTAATCTTTTATAAAGTCTATAACGTCATAGCCTTTTCCGTTTTCGTAATGTAAATAAGTTGCTCGTTTCATAATATTTTATCTTTTACTACCATTAATTTTTCTTTTTTTTGCTGGTGGGTTACCTCTTGTCGGTGCTATCTTTGACCTTATATTTGTTCTACTATAATAGTTTGTTTGTTTCTGTTCGTCACAAGGTATAAATTTAACTTTATCTTTTTCACTGCTTAGCTCTGTTAAATTAACCCACTTACCTTTTATTTTTCTCCATATATCTTTTTTGTCTTTCATAATTTTGTTTTTGTTTTATAGTAATGCTAATATTCTTAAATCTTCTTGTATGTCTTTAATCATTTTTAAAGCGTCTTTATAGTCTTGGTTTTCCATTGCTTCAATAACTATGTCTAGGTCATATACAAATCTAATCATTTGTTCTTAGTTTTAATAAGTGATAGCACTCTACAAATTTTTGACGTGCTTTGCCTTTGTATTCTTGTTTAAATAATTCATACATCTTTTTTGTGTATTGGTATTTAGTGTCGCATTCAGCTAAGTATTTTTCTGAAAACTTTTTTCCTTTACCTTTAAAATAGTTTACGTTGTCGGCAGTATCTCCAATTATCATTTGCTCATAAAAGTTATATAAAGCCTCGTCCTCACTTATATCTAAAACCTCTTTATGTTTATAGTGATAGTTATAAATTTTGGCTGGAAATTGTCGGTAGTCTTTATCGATTGAAACTATCATAACATTGTCACGCCCTAGTTCGTTTGACAGTTCGTACCAATATCTAGCAACCATATCATCAGTTTCTATACCATAACCCCAAACGCTGTCGTATTGGTCTTTAACGTATTGGTGCATCTCATCTAATAAAGGTGGTAACTCTTGCTTTTTTCTATTGGCTTTGTAGTCGCTTGTAATTAGCTTTCTAAAATTGCCTTTACTACCGCTGAACGTTATTACTTTTTCAACAGGGTACATATCTTCAAGCTTATTGACTATGCTCATAAATTGCTCATCAAACTTCGCTTGTGCCTCTTCTATATCTCGATAGTATTTGTCATCTTCTGGGTTCTCTCGTTTTTTATAACAAGCTGCGAAGATTAAACTATCTGCATCTACTAGTAGTATCATTCTATATCTAAATTAAAGCATTCAATTGAACAGTAATAATCGCCATTTGTTTCAGAACCGCAACAAGCGCATTCAGTCTTTGTATCTGGTTCATCTATATAACTATCTAACCAACTCATATATCGTATTGTTTTAAATCGTTTTGTAATTTTTCTATTTGTTCTTTAAGCTGTATTAACTGCTTATTTTTTTCTTCTCGTATTAAACTTATACGTCTTGTTAATACTGTATTTTCAACGTTTAAACCGTTTACATATTGACCTATTTCTGTCATTCCTTGCACTATGTTTTTTAAGTCTGTATTGGCTGGTTTCTCTTTACTCCATTGCATAATTAAATTAGCTATGTGGTTAAACCATAAATTATAAGACTGTTTTTGTAGTGGTGTCATTATATCTTAGAACCTATAATTAAACCAAAAGTAAAAATTAAAATTCCTAAAAGTAGAATACTTCCTGTTATTACAAGATTTCTATATTCTTGTTGTTTACGTTCTTTTTCTTGTAACTCTTTTTTGGTGTAAACCTCAATGCGATTTTTTCTAGTTTCAATGTGTAGTCCTGTCTTTGTCTTTTTCATAATGTTTTGTTTTAATGGGGGTTTTTACACCCCCTTTGTTTTATTTTATATTTCACAGTCTAAGTGATAAGATGTTAAACCATTAGGATATTCACCTAACCATATTAATTCTTTTTTCTCTAAAGAACCTATCACGCCTTTAAGTTGATTTTTAGTACCATTAAAAGCACTTGCAATTTCATCAAAACACTCCGTAGGTGTTTCCTCGTAATCATCACCCCAAGAGATAATTGTTAGTACTTCTTTTTCTAATTGTGTTAAATTTGCAGTTGTCATAATATTTGTTTTTGTGTTATTAATATACCGCAATATACAACTTTATTTTAGTTATAAACATATTATTAACTATTTTTTTTATTTATTTTTTCTTTTATATCAAAATAGCTATCCCAAATACCAATCTCTAGTTCTTCATTTAAGTTAATTATTGCAGCATCTTTTTCTTCTAACAAGTAACAAGGCTTTAATATTTTCTTTTTAGTCCAAAGCGTTGTATCAGGACAATACATATCTTTTGTTTGTAAGTCTTTTAAATTATTTAGCCAGAACATATAATTGCCTTTAGGGTCGTTTACTAAATACAGTGCCACCTTACCTGTTTCAATTAGTTTGTCGTACTTAAATTTTTCTATTATTTTGGTGTCATAGTATTTATTTCTAAACTTCATTTCGATAACGCATTCTTGACTTTTGGGTTTGGGAGTTGTGCCTATTGCGTCCCAGCTTTCCATTCCGTCACCTGTATGTTTTAAGTTCCAACCGTCTAGGTTTAAAAGTGTTACTACTGCTTTTTCCCAGTTATGTATTTTATTTATCATTTAATTTGTTATATATATTATCAATATCTTTTATCCACATTACTAATGTTTTAGGTCGGCAACTGCAAGGTTCGTGATACCTGTGGTTTAAATAACGAGCGTGGAGCGTACATAAAAGCCTGTACTGGTCTTTTGTTAGCTTAGTAGTTACATTTGCTTTAAAATCAACCCACGCTTCTTGGTCATCTATTCTCATAGCTCTATATTTATATCGTTCCAGTCGTTTCGCCTTTGGTCGCAACCGCAGTCTTTACCTAGTGCTTTGCTAATCTTTTTTACTAACCAATGAATGCCAGTGTAATAAGTAATGTAATAAACTAAATCTCCTAATCTCATAAGTTAAATTTTTTAATTTTCCATAATTTACTAAATCCTTTTAAAGTGTCTTTTAGTGTTATTTCTGTTTTAGCGTTTTTCCATTGTTTATCTATGTAGATACTTTCTACATTGCATTCGCTTAACGGTATATCTTTATCATCATTTTTAAAATTATGAGTAACGAATAAAACAACAGATTTTTTAGTATGCCAAGCGTTTGATATTCTCTCTAAAACAAGTCTTTGTCCTGTTGGTATTTTGTTTCCTTTACGCTTAACTTCCATTAAAATAAGAACCTCATTATTAAATTCTAAAACAACATCAATATCGGTAGGGTGTATCTTGCCGCTTTGAATACCTGTAAAATCAATACTTTGTCTAACTTGTTTAGTGTTTCTAATTAAACTCATAGCTTGTTCTTTATATGTTTCTTTGCGTTTGTATATGTATTGTAAAGTGAGTAATAACTTATTTTAGTGTTTCTGCTTAACTCTGCAACGCTTACGCCCTTAGCGACTATCTCAAATATTTTCTTATCGTACCAATACATTTCGTTTAATATGCTGTCTATATGGTCACGTTGCTTTGCCCATTCAACCTCATCTATTCCGCTTTCTTGTATTTCTTTTAATTCGTTAATGTCGTTTAAATAAACCTTTTTTTGTCTTAGGCTTGACTTGTATAAATTTGTATAAATACCCCTTAGAACTTTATAGCAGTAGTAATGATTAATCTGGTCTTTATAGTAAAGGTCTAAACCTTTTTTGACATCAGCATCTAATTGGATATACATCTCCATTACAACGTCCTCGCTCATTGAGGGGTTGCAACCGAAACTCTTTACTATGTTATTCCAGTCGCTATGCTTTTTATATGCTAGTTCTAAAATTGGTGTCATTTATTTATTTTATAAGCCACAATAACCACTGTCGCATTCGTTAAAGTCATCATCAAATAATTCTGTTTGTTTAAAACTGTTTTTTATTTGTTTATAGTTAATTCCGTTTTTAAAGGTTCTAACATTATATCCTGTTTGTTGTTCTGCTTCTATAAACCAATTAAATTTATTTGGGTGCTTATCACTCATTAACTTGAGTAACACTTCGTTTCTATGAAAACAACCTACGCAATTATTCATATAAGCAAACCTAACGTTTTTACCTTTCCAGAATGTTTCTATTTGGTCTTTATATATATTATCTTTTATTAATGGAAATACAGGTTTTTGCCATTCTATATCTGCCCATTTGTTTTGTGTTTTTCTTTTACCTACAATAGTTTTCATTTCTAAAAAACCATTTTCATTTGTTTTATTTAACATTGTTTTTGCTCTATTTTGTTCGTTTGCCCTAAATCCTATACGCATATTAACAACTTCATTTATTTTATTTTGCCACCAATTAAAAATTGGTTTTAATTTCATTTCAGTTGTGCAAAATCTTATTGTTGCATTTGGTAAATATTTTTTACCATTTCTATCAATAACCTTGTCAAAAGTCTTACCAGTTACCCAGTCGATTTTACTACCTATAAATTGTTCTAAATCTAACATTGTGTATATGATAGTATCTTCTTCTAATGTACCTATAAATTCAGTGCCTAACTTATCACTAACTTGTTGTCTTATTTTAGCATCTGGGAACATACATTTTTTATCATCTGTTCTAACTAAAGAAAATACATTATAATCTGCTGGGTAATTAGCTGCTATATAACTTGATGTTTTACCACCGCTTAAACTGTTTACCGTTTTCATTGTGTCGTTGTTTTAGTTAGTGTTCTAGGTACAAAGTATTCTAATGGGTCGTATATTTCGCCAACTACAAAAGGCAATCCAAACTCATTAATACTAAAGCTAAACGTTTCAAAGGCGTAACCCCTAGAACGTTTGCAGCTTACTGTTATCCATTCTTTATTTACTGTATTTACTTCAAGTTGTATTTGTGTTTCTGTCTTTTTTTCAAGGAACGAACCTAAATGTCCTGTTGGCTTGTCGCTTCCATAATTACTATGTATTACCGTTACTATATGGCAATCATATTTTGCAGATAGTTGCATTATTTTTTGAACGCATAAATTACTTTCTTCTAAATTATTAACGTCCGAAACTAAATCAGCAATTCCGTCTATAATAAGCAAACCGTTTTTATCTTTGTTTTGTTCTAAACAGTGTTCTATAAATTGTAACCGTTCTTTATATCCTACCGTTCTTAGTGCGTATGTATGATAACAACCAACTTCTTTTGTGTTACTCATATCTTGAACACGCTTAAAAACTCGTTGAGCGTGCCAATGTCCTTGTTCTGTATCAAAGTGCATTAAACAACGTCCGTCACGATGCCCTTTTATTTTACCCCCAAAGTTATTGCCACCACTTAAATAAACCGAAGCTAGTAATGATACAAAAAATGTCTTTTTACTTTTTGGCGGTGCTTGTACGAAACTAAAATTTCCATAAGTTCCAATAGGAATAGGCATTGTTATCTCGCCACCTTTTGCTTGTATAGTTTTTTCCCCTAAACTTAATGCTGTTGGTGGATATTCCATAACTGCTGCTGTGTCGATAGTGCATTCTTCTGCAATCAACTCCATTAACATATTATGCGTAGTTTGTTCTTCTGTCATATTATTGTATTGTTTTGTAAAGGTAATAAAAAAGGCGGTTATTACACCGCCCTAGTTAGTTAAAATGGTAAGTCGCTTGTTTCAGCTTCTTGTACTATTTCTTTAGCTTCTTCACGTTCAGCCTTGACAATGTTACCGTCAGTCCAAACTACTTGACCGTTGCCAATGTAAGTTCTTGGCTTCTTAGCTTCACGTTCTTCTTGTGTTTGGCTAATCATAATCGATGCGTTATTTCCGTAACGTGTCTCGTCATTTACTGACATTGTAAGGTTAACATAAACCGCACCGTCTTTTCCAGCAATAAATTTCTCCTTAGGGAGCTTATCTACTCTTAAACTATAATTGATAATTGCACTCATAATTTTACTTGTTTTTAATTGTTATTATTTATTATTATTTTTAAAACTTTCGCTTTCATCTTCTCCAAAAACTCCCTGTTCGTAAAAGCCTGTTAATTTAAGCACCGCCCTTGACATTGCTCGTTTCTCCGCCATTTCAGCAACGTACCAACTATTTGTCGAACTGTCTTTATAGTTTTCGCCTTTTAAAGCACTGCCAAAGGTTTCTATTGTTGCAGCTCCTTTATGTGCTACTGCTTTAAATACTGCAAAATTCGGTTCGCATCTTACAACTTCATAATTGATTGTAATATTACTTTGTGCCATTAATTTTTCTATACCGCTTCTGGTGATGATTAAATAATGTTGATGTTTAAATACATCGTCTTTAGTTAAATTATACTCTTTGTATAACTCTGTTAATTTTTCTTTGTTCATATTAATTGTTTTTGATTTCTATTTGTGCTTCTAAAAATTCTACTCTTTTTTCTAATGCTTCTATTCTAGCATTTAAGTAGTCTATTGTATCTGGACTTGAACTTCTTTTTACATCTTCTGAATAAGTCATATTAAATCTCTTTAAATAATTGATACGGACTATCCACGTCTAATAAAAATTTTAAATCTAAAACTAAACTATAAGGAATATCTCCTACATATTCATAGTTTTCTAATCTGTCAATAGTAAACCCAACTAAATCAGGGTGTTTAATGTTTTCTAAATCCAGGTTTTCACCGTACTCGGGTTTTAATCTTTCTAATAAATTCATAATGTATTGTTTATAATTTTAAAATAAATGTTCTAAATCAAAAGCAGTTGATAACTCGTCCATAGCATCTTCTATTAAACTTATCGCAGTATCTATTGCATTCATTTTATCTTCGTGTATTTCACAGGCTTCACTTTCGTGCCATTTTTCTGAACGCTCGTCCATTGCCCATTCCATTGCTTCTAGCTTTTCTTGTAGCTTTTCTTTTAAATTGTTTAGTTTTGTTAAATTTGCTTTCATAATGTATTGTTTTAATTAATATTAAGGCAAATATAAAACAAATAATTCAATAAAAAAAATATAAACACATTATAAACAAAAAAACCACCCTTTTACAGGTGGCTTAATTTGGCTGGTTAGCCTATTTTAAAACAAAAACAATACTTTACAAAGATACATTAAGTATCTAGTTCTTTAATTAACAATTCATATTTTTCTATTAACATTTCTAAATCTGTATTATCTAGCTTAACAGTTTTATTTGCTTCAATATGTAGTTCTTCTGCTAAACCGTCATAATAAGTATTATCTAGGTTCTTAGAAAATTTATACTGTTCGCCATACCTAAATACATTACAACCAGCACATTGCACCTGGCAATTCTGTTCGGACCACCTAGTAGAATAGTGTTTACGACTTTGAAAATGTCCGTTTTGTAGCTTCTTCCAATGGTCTTGCTTACCACAAGTAAAACATTCGGCAATATCATTAACAGCAAATCTACGTCTTATATATATACTAAAAACTTTGTCTAATTTATCTACTAACTTTTTGCGTTTTGTTTTTTTTGCCATTTGATTAGTTCCCCTAAGTCTTATATTTTATTTAACTTTTTATATCTATTTATTTTGTATTTGTTTTTTATGCCTTTAAGGGCAACAAAACATTTAACTAAATGTCTAGTTTTAATAAAAAATTCAAAGTTATATATTTTATTTTAGAAAAAAAAGCAAAAACTTATTTATTTTTCCAATGCTTAGTTATCTTCTCTGCTGAACGCATACCAAAATAACCACCGTAAACTAAAAGTAATAAAGAAGAAAGTAAATCAATCCAGTTAGGGTCTATTTTAAAGCCCTCTAATGAACTATCTAATATGATATAAATAAACAGTGTAGCGGTTAAAAAAGCAAGTGTTAAGGGCCTTATATTGCGTGTTAAGTAACTTTCTGTATTGTTGTCAGAAACCCAACGCTTAGTTGTTTCTTGCATTTCTATTTTATCAAAGTTTAGCTCTTCTAATAAAAGTTGTTTATCTGCTTCGCTTAATTTATCGTCTGTACTTATTTTACTAGCTAAAACCTCTAAGGCTTCTATTCCTGTAACGTTACCAGCTATTTTTAAAAGTTCTGGTGCTACTTCTTTGCCTTGCTTTAATAGCCAACGTAAAGCATCGCCTACCCTTGTAGTACCGTTTTCTTTTTTATACTTACCCATTCCAACGTGATTTTATTTTTCTAAAATCATAATGCGTAAAAGAAGAGTACATTCCTAAACCGCCTTGTAATATTTCGCCAGATAACATTAAGTCATCTAAATAGTCATAAGTATCTAAAACAGGGTCAAGACCTTGAATAACAATATCAGCAGCTTTGCCTAGTAAGTGTTGAGAGTTTACAGAACCACCGACCGCTTTGTTATGAGCTTCACATCTATAAGCACTATTAATTGTTATAGGCATCGCTACACAATCCCTGACATATTGTAATTGATTTGCTAGTTTAGTTATATTTACTAAAACATCATCTGGCATTTCACAACCACATTTACAATCAAATTCGCTTTTTTTGAAGTTTTTAGTCATTCTTTTTCTTGTGCGTTTCGTATATTTTCTGAGCGGTATATCCTATCGATAAAAGCAATAATATAATTTTTAAACTATTTTCTATATGTGTAAAGCTTACTCCTAAAGTAAAAGCATTTAATATTCCTATTTTCAAATCTTGTAATGTCATAATATTATACTGGGCAACTTAATGTAAAGTCCCAAAGTGTTTGGTCTAAAGGTGCGTAAACTTTAACTAAAGCCACCTCTGTGTTTGTTGTTTTACTAAAATTAGCAGTTCCTGAACCAATTCCAGCTATCGTTTCACTTGGTAAGCCTCGCTCTGCTAAAGCCTCGTCTAAGTCTTGTTGTCTTGCTGATGAGCCTCTGTAACCAGTATCTATAACTTTAATACCGTCAAGCCAAACTTCAAATTTATCTGGTATGCTTCTAGCATCAAAATTAAGCGTTACAGTTCCTGTCGATGCTCCTACGTTAATATTTAAAAGAGTAGGGAATGTTTCTCCTCCAGTATATGAATATTGAGTGCCGCAAGAACCTTGTTCTGTTGCACAAAATTCTGGAAACTCTGGTACACTTGCTTTGTTTTTATCGTCACCCCAGTGTGAGTAACAATATATTTCTCCCCAATTTATATTATTTGCCATTATTATTTTATTTTATATTCTAAATATGAAAGTCCAGAAAAACCGTGTATTCCTTCTGTATCTAAGTCGCAACTGTATGTCTTCCAACCCCAAGGGTGGTCTTTTAAGTCACTCCATATAACGTCCACGTGATACTTATTACTAAATACAGGCTCTTTAATTAACTCCTTTTTACTGCCTTTAATCTCGTACTCTCCTTGCTCTAAAACTATATGCCCTAGCTCAACAATAGTATGGTTATGTGTTGGATATTCGTTACCTTGCCAATCATAGTCCACGCCTAAATCTACAATTTTCTCCTTAGCCTGTTCTTCGTCATTAAACTCGTATTTTCCTATTGTCATAATTCCGTTAATTTTTTTATTTCTGCATCGCTCATCATTTCGTCAAAAACTTGAACCCCATAAACTTTGCCTTTAAATTCCTTGCTGCCTGTATTAAGTTGAAATTTGAACTCTTCTAAAACGTTAAATTCTTGTGTTGTATTAAAACTTGTTATAAATTGACCGTTTGCATAAAGTCTATACCTACCGTTTAACCAGCCTATTGCAGCTTTTATTCTGCCACCGCTATGTGTATAATCATATTCTACTGCTGGTGTTCCAGTTCCGTTATTAACGTAAAATTCTAAAACATTATTTGGTTTAAATTCAAAAGCTATTTGGTCATAAACTCCACCTTGTAGTTTTATTTGTGATAGTAAACTTTGACTAACAGTAGGGTCTAATCTATAAGGCTCAACATCTATAATAGCAACCCCCTCTTTATGATTAAATTGTGTTTCTCCTGTTAGTTCAGAAATTATAGTATGCTCTTTTTGTCTTGTTTGAAATTGATAGCTAGGTGTGTTTATATAACTTGTAGCACTTAACCCAGCTTCTAACTGCCCACCCCATACCGAAATGTCTAAATCTTGTGCAATAGGCACTACATCAAACCATAAGCCAATGTCTATATATGCACTTTGTCCACTTATAGTCGAGCCTTGAACTTCTATTCTAGTCCATTCGCTACCTATCTTGTAACTTTGTTCTACTGAATTTCTAGCAACTACAACTACATCTTGTGACCTCGAAGTGTTACTTTTAATATAAACAGATGCAGAGTAATTACCTACTATTGCAAAACTTTCTTGGTATAAAAGTGCATAGTTTCCAGCTCCAGCGTCCATACTAATTTCTAACCTAGTAGCTTCTTCTAGTCCGTTTGGCGCTACCGACCAATTAGCAGTTTTTGTCAAACTTCCACCAGATACAGTAGTTTGCCAGTTATTTAAGTTGTTACCAAAAATAGCATAATTTGACTTTTGTGGCTCACATAATAAACTAGGACAATTATTGTCCCAATTTAGCCTTGGGTTATTGTTTCCAGATATAGTTTCAATTAAACCGTTTTGTTTTACTCTAGTGCCGTTACCTGTTCTAAAGAATACAAAATCTCCGTCACCATTTACAGGCAAAACAGAGTAAACTTTTTTAAATTTATATGCACTAGGCACTAATGCTAAAATTGGCTTTTTCATTATCTCTCTATTATTATTGATGTACTAGTACAATACCACCACTGTCCATTTACTTGTAGTCTAAGCGTCACTACTTGACCTCTGTTTATTTCTATTGACCTACCAAAATCTAAAACAACTGTTTCCCTTACATTATTTCCGTAAGTACTTGTTTCGCTACCTTTAAAAACTCCGTCTAAATAAACACTTAAAGTCAAAGAACTACCATTCGGGAACTGCCTACTAGAGTACGGCATTGATGACAGTTGAAATTGACTAAAATAAGCATCAAAAGGAATTCCAATACCACCATAAGCATAAGGGAACGCTGTACTCGCACCAGTACCAAAAAGCGTATAAGTAGAAATTCCACTAAGATAGTGACGCCACGTAACAGATATTTTTTCAGTCGTTAAACCTCTGCTAGTGTATTCCCTTGACTTAGCTTTTAAAACGTTATTAATCATTTAGCTTTCTCCTTTATTAAGGGTTTGTTTTGTTTTTTTAAATAAGACATTAACTTATTTAAGTTTTTTTTCTTTACTTTATACTTCATAAAACCCAACCGTTAAAAACCGTATCTGTATCTGGGCTAATATCGTCATTTGTGTTGCTTGTGTATTCTGGGAATTTAGATTGATTAAAACATAAATGGTCTACTAGTCTTGTACTGTAATAATTAGCGTATTCTCTAGCTTTACCTACTAAATAATCAACTTCTGTTTTATTTACGTTTTCGGCTGTTTCGCTTGAATGTTTAAACACTCCACCGTTTTTGATTTGATAAGCAGCAAACGGAATATAATTAACTTGTGCGAACCATATTAAGGTTGGCTGTATATAATCTTGAACAAGTGCTAAATAGTCGCCTGTTAAGGTACTGTTTTCAATATCTGTACTTATTCGGTTGTATAAATCCGTTCCTAGTAAGTTTTGAATGTCAATTTGCTGTCCGAGTTTCAGAAATTGTACTATTTTGTCATAATCAGTATTTCCGTCAATTATTGAATTACGAACTAAATCGTTTCTTGTTATGAATAGTGCTGTTGCCATTTAGTTTTTGAATTTCATTTTGTTCCAATATTCAGCAGTATAACCTTTATACTTCATATCCTTTGGTGCTACTGGTACTTTTTGAGCGTTTGGTCTGCCCTTTGGTTTAAAACCTCTTGACCTTGCCTCTGTTGTGGTTATTTCTGTG